ATGACGAACACCTCAACAGCGCGCTCACCTGCGAGCGCCCCGATCAAGTACACGATGTGGACAAGCGTCAAGGAGACGCTGCCCCTGACACAACACCTACCGTGGCCGAACATCGTCTCGCAGCTGACGACGTTCAAGACGTGCGACGGAGACAAGAGCAACGAGATGCTGTTCAGCGGCGTCGTCTTCAAAGGCAACCAACGCCTCAAGCAGAACGCCACGTTGGTCAACATGCTCGTCCTCGACTACGACGACGGCATGACGGTCGACCAAGCGAAGCAGCACTTCAAGCAGTACGAGTTCGTTCTGTACACCAGCTACAACCACCAGCGTGTCAAGGATGGCAAGCCGCCAGTCGACAAGTTCCGGATCGTCTTCCCGCTCGCGCAGTCGATCAATGCTGACACATGGGAACTGATCCACGAGCACGTCGAGGTGTTTGCACCAGGTGTCGATCCAGCATGCAAGAAGATCACCCAACACTACACGATGCCCGTCGTCCGCACAGGTCAGAACGGCATCGCGTTCCACAACGTCGGTGAGTGGCTGAACATCGCGTCATGGCCGCAACTCGATCAGTCGACGCTCAGCTTCATCGGCAAGGCGAACCCCGTTCACCGCAGCGAGCACAAGCTGAAGTCCAACGACACGCTGGAGACGAAGAACGGGCTGGTCCGCGTCGGTGACATCAATCGTCGAGTCAGCGGCGTCAAGTGCCCGTTCCACGGCGATAACAGCCCTGGTGAGTTTGCGAACCGTTCCGACAAGGGCAACATCTATCTGCACTGCAAGAAGTGCGGAACGATCTTCATGGAGCGAGAGGACGACGCGATCCTGACGTATGCGCTCAGTCGTCCGCAGAAGATCAAGATCACAGACAAGCCTGCGCCTACTGGGCCGCTGTACGAGATCGACCAGTTCGTTCAGCCGTACGATCGTGATCGCCGCAAGGCGATGTTGATCAACAAGTTCGACACACTGCCCAAGAAGTACAACCTGATCTACGCGGCAGAAGGATTCGGCAAGTCGTCACTTGCGATCCACAAGGTCAAGCGCGGCCAAAAGGTGATCTTCTGCTGCAACAGCAACGAGCAGGCGGTCAAACAAGCTGAAGGGTTTCGCGACCAGGGCCTGTCCGTGCAGTGCGTGACCAGTCGCGAGTACAACCTGATGCGCGACCACGGAGTCGATGCTGTCATCGGTCCACCACCGAGCCCATGGGAAGGAGGCAAGACAGACGAGAAGCGCACCAAGGCCGCGATCGCTTTCCGCTATCCCAACATCTCTCCAACTGAGGTCGAACAGATCTGGCTTTCGTCTGGTGCGTCAGACCGTCCAGACTTTGACAACCACGAGATCGTCGTGACGACGCACACTCGCGTCCGCATATGGTCGATCAGAGCCAAGCGCGCTTCAGAGAAGCAGAGGATGCGTGATGTTGTCGCTGCACGTGAAGCACGTGACGACCCACAGCTGCACGAGCTGCGCAAGACGATCCTTGCGGTAGACGATGACGAACAGGAAGAGCAGTACGAGGCGTTCACGCTTCCGCTCAATCTGATCGTCTTCTTCGACGATCCATCGTTCTCCGACTTCTGCCGCCTGTCTCCATACGAAGCGCGGTTCGACAAGCAAGACGACGATGGCAACGACATCCTCAAGAAGGAAATGATCGCAGGCCGTCAGTACTTCGTCCGTCCCGATCAGTTCATCCCTGCGAAGCTGCTCGCGTGCTGGGTGATCTTCACGACGACGGAAGTCGTCACGCGTGAGCTGATCATCGCAACGTACAAGCGCGACCTGTACGCACCGGACGGCTTGGTCGCAGAGGAGAAGGTCCGTGCAGGTGACATCCGCGTGTTCGCTACCAGCCACGTGCACAAGAAGACGGACGGGCTGTTGACATGCATCGCTGAACGGATCAAGCGGACACATGTGAACGTCAACTACATCGCTGATGGCCAGGGCAGCAAACTGAACCTGACCAACAACAAGGGCCGCAACGACCTGACAAGCAGCCACTCGATCATCGAGATCAGCCAGCCGCATCAGTCAGAAGTGATCCACCTGTGCGATGAGGTTGGATGGAGCAGCGAGCACCACATGTCGATGAAGGTTGCTCTCGCCCTTGATCGTGCTCATCAAGCGATCGGCCGCAACGCTGGGTACAGGCAGACCGACGCCGGCGATCACAGCGTCATCCAGTGCATCGTCTTGATCGACCCGAAGCTGTACACAGCGTTCGTCAACGAGACGCGGTACTTCGTCGTCGAGCACTGCAACCTGGACAAGCTTGCGGAATCCGATTCCCGGTTCCAGGCAGCGATCACCGGTTTGGGAACAGTGAGAGACGCTGTAGTCGCGTTGGTAGGTGAATGGAAGCAGTACGTCTCAACTGAGAAGTACCTTCAGCATGACGTGTCAGCAGCGATCAAGAACTGTGACCCTAAAAAGGTCGAACAACTGCGATCTAGGGTCACATCTGCCCTAACCAACTTGGCCGACATGTTTAAGGGTCAAACCATCGAACAGCGTCTGTTCAAGATCGTCCAATCACTTGACCCGAAATCGTGAGTCGAGAACAGTCAAAACTTTGAAAGCCGCATAAAACCTGGGATTTCGACCTTTTCTTCTTTATATATTATTAATAGAAGCCTCATCAAACCGCCTCTTCCAAAACCAACCCCAACAGCACGCACAACTGTACAGGTTTTTACCCTAAATATGATCTTGACAAAACGGTACAAGACGATCTCTTGAATGATCGGCCCCTTACTGTTGATTGATCACTCCAAGGGTCAATTCACCGGACCCACAGAACAGGTCTATGACCAAATAGGGTGAAAGTCACCATGTAGGTCGGTTGTCGGTGGTCTGGTTGAAAAGGAAGGTCTTCGCATCACCACTCGGGAGAGCATGATGCTTAGATTCAACGTCACGTACACAGTCAATCGCCTGCCTACGCCGATCACAGACGTTATTCAGGCCAGTAGCTGGGAAACTATTTGGGAAGCAACGAGGACTCACGTATCCGAGCTGCCGTTGCTTGTCGACCGTCAACCCGCAGTGTTGGACCGGATCATCCTTGTCCTGCCAGCGCGCTAGGTGTATAGAACTCGTCGGCAGTTCTTCAGGTATTCGCTGGCGATGTTGATGTCCTGGTAGTCGATTTCCTCGACGAGCCGCACTAGGTTGCTGATCGGCACATCGACATCCATGTCGTAGAAGTCCACGGGCCTCCGCTCACTTGCGCACGTACGCCATAGCGGTGATGGCGGCGATTGCGACGATCGTCACGAGTGCCATGGGGCACTTCTCCATCGTCGTCAGCACCTTCGTAATCCAGTCAGATGGCGGCAGCTTCATCTGTCATTCCTTTCGGGCTCAGCAACAACACATCGCGATCCAAGTGAAGCACGTTTTTCAGGTCTGTGGAGAGATAGACACGGACATTTCCTAAACCAAGACGTTGATCAGCCTTCAGAACGAAACAAATTCGATATCTTGCGCGAGGGCGCTCACTAACATCCACTCTTTGCTATTCCTCTATTGAGTCCTATTGATAGGGGGTAAAGTTACAAACTGAGTTGTGGTTGACAAAGCATCTTTTTTGCTTTCGTCTGTAGATCTGCATGCCGCCGTCCATGTCGTAGAAGTCCAAGCGCACGCTCAGACCATGTCACCATCACTGCTTGAAGCTCGAGGAGGGATCAATGGCAGGGCATGACTTCAATCGACCGTTCGTCGACCAAGCCAGCTTTGCGACATACAAGGCTCGTGATCAGGTCACAGCTGATCAGTTCGGCCCGCTGGTCAAGGCGTACGAACTGAGCAATGTTGACTACGCACTGCGGTACCAGCGCCTGCACGGCCCGAACAACATGAGGCGCCCGCCGAGCCACGGCCGGATCTTCAGTGGCTACCTTGTCATCAGGAAGCTCGGCACACCATCTCAGTACGAGACGTGGATGCCAGACCACGTGTTTGACGACCTCTACGCACCTGCGTAGACGCCTAAGGCGCGACTGCTTGTGACTGAGGACGATCGTCATCGTCACGCACAAGAAGTCGGCCAAGGCTGATCACTTCTTGGCCTTCAGCTGGTCGAGTGCCTTGTCGTGGCTCTTCAGCATGCGGTTGGTGAACCACGCAAACAGCCCCACGAACAAGAGCACAACCCCAACGAGAAGAACCATCGGCTCCGTGAGCTTTCCAAGGGTGTAATCGCTAACATTCACTTCCGTTGTCTGCTGGATCAACGGCTTGTTGACTTCCTTCTCTTGCTTCATCTCTTGCCTTTCGTGTTAACCATGAACATTGATTCCGATGTGGCTTGACCGCCTCACGCGCACCTTGTCGAGGTGATCGCCCTCTTGTAGCCAGCTAGATATACGGGCATCGCATCGCTTCTTGCCGACGCAGAGCCCGTCCAGCCCTTGTCCTTCCTGTCTGACCTCCTGAAATGCTAGGAAGCGTTGAACGCTTCTGAACATTGATTCATCACTGCTTGACTCTTGACTTCCAGCTGGTGTCTCCGTAGGGAGCGCCACCTAAACTGTCTACCGCACTCGCAAATTTGCTGCTTTGGGAATCCTCCGTCGACGCAAACCAGCAATTCGCACGCAGGATTCCTCTGTTGACTTGCCCATGAGGTCCCCTTGCCGACCCACTGTGCTGCAACTGCTTGTCGGAATCCCGACCATTGACCTCTAGGTAGTCAAGGACGCAGTGGCAGCACTAAAAAAGTAGAAGGTGGGGACACACAGGAGGAACCGTTCAGGACATTATGGGCAGTTGCAGCTACGGTGATGTGGACAACTTCGACTACTTGCTTAACAAGCTGTGGATAACCAGGCGTTTGAGGGCGGATGTTGTCGACGGCGCTTCGGGATGTCTACTTCTGGTGTGTTATAGCGGTACCAGATCACTTCTCCGCAACTGCCCAAGCTGCAGAATAAATACGTACATGAGCACACCAAGAACAGAACGCGGCAAGTACAACAATCGAATGGGTGTATTCCCACGTCGGTATGCGGCCGTTAATCCATTCAGTGATCACGAACCGGCGCACAACACGGCCATACCTGCTTCGCACGCCGCTACAAACGTGCTGAAGAAATCACTTTCGGATGGCCAGATCAGCGACCTTGAATTCGAACGGCTGCTGGTGTTGAAGCGACTATTACTGGCGGACCATCGCGAACTACTTGCTGAAGAGTGGGCTCGCTACAGCGCAGTTTGAGTGGGGTATACGGTGAGGGCGCACTTACCCTGCCTGTCAGCTGCATCAACTGCGACTTAAAACGACTTCCAAATTCTTTTACCCTTATCCCTATTGGTAATAAAATTCCGCGGTCTTTATCACTTTTTCAGATATCACCACGACTTTTCGCAGGGGAATACAGCGTATAGCGATTTGCAGCGTGGTATTAGCGATTTCTCACGCTCAAGCTATAAGCACTCAGGCGCGCCGACGTTCAACGCTTCTACGCGTTCCTAGACGGTTTCAGCCACAGTCCAAATCGTCAGGCGATCTCAGCTGCCATCTACCGTTCGGCAACGTGTCAGCATGCGGTCGAGCTGTGTCATGGGAACTGTCATAGCCAACGGCTGGATCACGGGCAACGCCACTGTTCATGCGCATTTACAGGATCAACCAAAGGATTTGGAATCCTCTGTTGTCTTGTTCAGCCAGGTCGAGGACAGTGGACGCACAGTGAGACGACCGTCGGGATGACGGGCGAAGGCGTCCGGCAGGCCTGCACGGGAACCACGATTCCGGATTTGGGATTCTGGAAAAGTGGTCGCCCTCGCTTCCAAAAACGACCGACGCTTCGCTTCCGATCGCGCGCTGACTGAGTTCACGGATTTTTTCAGGTGGGTCAGTCTTCGCTGGAAACGGTAGGTCACTTTTCAGTGGAAACAACTGACGCGTCGTCCTGTCTGTCCATTACGGGCTACTCTATCGGCGCTTGTCCGCATCACGCTGATCCTTCAGCGCGCGCAGCTTGAGGTCCCACCCTGGTCGCTGCAGCTTGTACTTGGCCTTCTTCTCAGGATCATTCTTGACTGTGTTGTGATACCACGCGCTTTGACGTGCGGCCTCATCGATGATCCCCAGCTCCTGGAACTGCAGCGGCTCCGAGTGGATCGCGTTCAGCACTTCCCACCACGGCGCCGGCGGCCGACCTTCAGCCTTCCATGCCTGTCGCTGCTCGAACCACGGCATCTTTGACGCCAGCTCAGGATTGGACGCCTCCCAAGCGTCCGTTCGCTCGTTGAGCAGATCGATCACACGCTGACAGCGTTTCACTTCCTGCTCCAGCGTTCCGTTTCGTAGCCACGTCAGCAGCTGCTCCGGCAGTCCGAGTCGTTTGAGGACTCGATCTGGGTGCATGTACATCCATCGGTGTTGAACAGCGCTGAGTTTGGTCATGCCTGTATTTACAACTCAATAAATACGTCGCGGAAGGACGCCCACTGCAGACCGGATTGACCGATCACTGCATGGCGGTCATCGGATGGCGACGAACAAGAACAACAACAAGAAGAAGAACGAACTGGCGCTAGCGAAGGAGCAGCTTGAGTGGGACTCACTGCATGCGTCGCAAGAAATCATCAAGGCGATCAACGAGCACCTGCCGTATGGCTCACCACTGCTGCTACCGATCCCACCGAAATACAGGCTGAAGCGGATCGACAGACAAACTGTTGCTGACCTGCTTCACGCAAGTTTCGAGATCACAGGCGGCGTCTCTCGCCTGGCTGCATGGGGCCTTGAAAATCCCGACAAGTTCTTCCCGCTGTACGCGAAGCTGATCGGCTTGCCTGAGGAAGGCGCCGCAAGTGGCGGTGTGGCGATCAACATCGTCAGCACAGTCCCTGCATCGCCTCTGGACGATCGGACAGTCGAGCTGTCGTGGGGCAACGAGCCAGCTGTCGACATCGCGTTCGACGATCAGGACGACTGATGGACGTCGTCCTGTCGTACAGGCCGTTCGTTCCATTCATCAGGTTCCACCAGCGAGACGAACGGTTCGCACTGATGGTCTGCACTCGACGTGCAGGCAAGACAGTTGCCGTCGTCAACGACATGGTGATCCGCGCGCTGCGCACCAAGCTACCTGACGCACGGTACGGCTACTTCGCGCCTTCGTTGAAGCAGGGCGTGCGAGCAGCGTGGGACGAATTCAAGAAGGCAGTCGAACCACTCGGCAAGGCAGTCAAGATCAACGAGACGGCGAAGACGATCACGCTGCCGAACAACGCGCGGATCGAGCTGTACTCAGGTGAAGACCCACATGCGATCCGCGGAGGTCGATGGGACGGCGCCGTACTGGACGAGTACGGCGACATGAAGTCGATCTTGTGGACGCAGGTCGTTCGAAAGGGCCTCGCCGACCGCAAGGGGTGGGCCGTTTTCATCGGCACGCCGCGCGGCAAGAACAGCTTTTACAAGTTGCGCGAGCGCGCTCGCACGTGGACCCGCAAGCCTGACGGTGACAACTGGTTCTACCTGAGCCTGACTGCTGAAGAGATCGTCAACAACGGCGGCCCGAAAACTGGCTGGGGCATCTGGACGCGCCAGGAGTTGGACAGCACACGCGAAGACGCAGCCGACGAAGACGAGTTCCGCCAGGAGCACATGTGCGACTTCGAGGCGACAAACCGCGGCTCGTACTACGGCAAGCACGTCGCGGCGCTGGAAACGCGAGAGCAGATCAGGTACGACACAGACGATCACCCACTGTATGACCACACCTATCCGGTCTCGATCGCGCACGACCCAGGTTTCAACGACGCATGGGCGATCTGGTTCTGGCAGTTGATCGACGGCCAAGTTCGGTTCATCGACTACTGGGAGGAGACCGGCTACGACGCCAGCGAAGTTATCGACATGCTGGAGCTGAAGCCATACCGCTACGACACGTGGTGGGTTCCGCATGACGCTCTTCACCAGACCGCACAGTCCCGTCAATCAATCATCGACCAGTTCCGAGCTGTTGATGCACCGGCGCGCAAGGTGCCGAATCCTGATGCTGGCAACCGTGTTCACCATGGTGTGACTGCTGTTCGTCGTGCGCTCCGCGTCAACCCTTTCGTGTTCGACGGCAAGAAGTGCGCTCGAGGCCTCGAAGCACTGCGCAATTACTCGCGCAAGTGGGACCAGGACGCCCAGGTTTTCAGTGAGAAGGCGAAGCACGACCAGTACTCACACGGTGCGGACGCGTTCCGCTACGCGTGCCTGTCGATCACACCAGAGTCGATCAAGGAGAGCTCTGAGCAAGTCCGCCGCAAGAAGGCCGAACCCGAAAAACTGGAGGGCACCCCAACACTAAATAGAACGTATGGCGAAAGCGTAGACATGCTCGCCGCCCGGGTTGCAACACGCAACACCGGATTCAGGGACAGGATCTGAAGTGGACGACAACAACAACATCGAACAGCAGTTCGAGTCACAAGTATCAGAGGACGCTTTCGAAGGCGATCCAGTGCTTGCCGAGTACCAAACGCCAGATTGGCAGCATCGCTGGCTTGAAGAACTGGAATCCGCACGCAAGGAACGCAAGAAGTTCGACGAACGTGGTGAGAAGACGATCAAGCGGTACGCAGATGAGCGCAAGGAATCAGAAGCCAACCGCAGTGACTACAACATCTTCTTCGCGAACACTGAAATCAAGATGGCCGCGCTGTATGCGCGCACACCTGATCCGATCGTCACTCGCCGGTTCAGTGATGCGAACGACGACGTTTCCCGCGTTGCTGCGAACCTGCTTCAGCGCAGCATCACATACGAACTGGAATCCGAACAGTTCGACAGCAAGGTCAAGCAGATCCTGTTCGACCGCCTGGTGCCGGGCGTTGGAATCGGCTGGGCTCGCCTCGATCAAACAGAGCAGGAAGTCGAACAGGAGACGGTTGCGATCGATCCTGCGACAGGCGAGCCAGTCACATACGTCGAAACACAGACGCAGATCACCGGCCAGCTCGCTGACATCGACTATGTCGCGTGGAACGACTTCCTATGGTCACCGTCGCGCCTGTGGACCGACGTGCGTTGGGTCACTCGCCGCATCCCGATGTCCAAGCAAGCAGTGCAGGACCGCTTCGAAAACACGTGTCCCGCTGACGCCCTTTCAGCACTGCCGTTCGCACTGCCGACAAAAACGTCTGACGACATCAAGCGCGACTACCAACCGAAGAACACAACCGTTGCGACAGTCGACGTGCACGAGATTTGGGACAAGGAACACGGACTGATCTGGTGGGTTGCGCAGGGGAGCCCCGTTCCACTGGATGTTCAGGACGACCGCACGCAGTTCGAAGGATTCTTCCCGACACCACTGCCACCACTGGGCAGATTTACAACCTCATCAACGATCCCGATCAGTGATTTCAAGCTGGTTCAGGACCAGTACAACGAGCTGGACTTCCTGAACGACCGCGCAGCGAAGAAGTTGCAGGCGATCCGCACGATGTTCTCGTACGACAGCAAGGACGTGACGCTGCGTGACCTGTTCAACGCACCTGATTTACAGGGTATCCCCGTCAAGAACTGGGACACGTTCCAGGCTGAGCGCGGCGGCCTCAGGGGATCGATCGAGTTCATCGACAACAGCACGATCGTCAACGAGTACTCGTTGATGATCGACGCTCGCGACAAGGTCAAGGCGCAGATCTACGAGGTTGAAGGGATCAGCGACATCATGCGCGGCGCGTCACAGATGTATGACAGCGCAGCAGCGACGAACGCGAAGGTGACTCTCGGCTCCACCCGCCTTGCAGTGATGCAGAAAGACACCGCCGAATACATCGGCCGCCTGCTTCGCCTGAAGGCGCATCTGATCTGCAAGTTCTACCAGCCTGAGTTCATCGTCAAACGCGCTGGTGTGATCGCCGAGCCGGACCAGCAGTACGTTGAGCAGGCGATTGCGCTGCTCAAGGACGACCAACTGAATGGCTTCCGCTTGCTTGTGTCGACCGACAGCATCCAGCTGCCGAACGTGAACCAACACAAGCGTGAGAAGAGCGAAGCGCTGCAAGCTCTGACCGCCCTACTCGGCCAGGCTATCCCTGCAGCACAGCAGATGCCACAGCTCGCCGCGTTTGTCGGTCAGGCGGCGAAGTGGCTGATCACGGATTACGCGGGAAGCGAGCAACTTGAAGGCTACCTCGATCAGATGATCGACAAGATGGCGCAGCAAGCCGCCCAAACGTCTGCGCAGCCACCGAAGCCATCGGAAGCAGAAGTCAAGGCTCAGGCGCAGATGCAACTCGCCCAAGTCGAACTGCAGAAGGCGCAGATCAAGGAACAAGGAAACGTTCAGTCGGCACAGATTGCAGCGGACGCGAAGAAGGAAGTTGCGATGCTGCAGGCGCAGCTCGAACAGCGTGACCAGCAGATGGACGCGTGGAAGGCGCAAACGGACGCACAGCTTCGTGCGATGAAGCTTCACATCGAAGGAACGCGCGCCGCTCACGAGAACGCACTTGACCTTGCTGACCTGCGCGGAGGCCTGTGATGCCGACATACACAGCAAAGTGCTCGGTGTGCAACACGCATCACGACTACGTTCGAAGGGTCGCCGACCGTGATGACACGCCGCTCTGCTGCGAGACGAAGACGGCCAAACAGCTGTCGACGCCGCAGATCTCAGCGATGGCATTCGGCGGCCACAAGGGTTTCGTCGCTGATGCGACAGGAACGCCGCAGTGGATCGAAAGCGGCACCGACCTCAAGCGGTACATGCGCGAGAACAACCTGACCGTTCCCGAAGAAGGGATCGAGCGTGCGAAAGACGCTCGACGCAACCAAGACATCGCCTCAGACAAGGCGCTCGACCAAGCAGTCAGCGATGCACTGTCCAAACACTCAATCTAACAAGGAAAACAACACCATGAGTGACATCACAACCGATACCACACTCGACGTTGAATCCGACACCGACCTAGACACCGGCATCGATTCATCCGTCGAACATACACAGTCAGAACAGCCGTCCGATCCGCTGGACGCTGCACTGTCCAAGGCACTGGACAGCTACAAACCAGCTGCTGAGCAGAAGCCAGAAGGCCTGCTGCCGAAGGATCTGCAGACGCCGGCACCAAAGCCAGTCAACGAACCGGCTGCGACGGACCCGGTCACAGGACAAGTCCTTGAACCGATCAAGGCACCGCCCTGGCCTGTTGGCGTTCGCGACAAGTGGGCATCGCTGCCCCGCGACGTTCAGGAACACATCTCCAAGCGCGAGCGTGAGATGCACGAGAACTTGCAGCAGACCGCTGAAGCTCGAAAGGGTTGGGACGAGTTCAAGAGCATCGCTGCCCCGTATGAAGCGTTATTCCGTCAGCACAACATGACAGCGCAGGCACACGTCAAAGAGTTGTTCAACATGTCGCACATCTTGAACACCGGAAATCCTCATGCGAAGGCTCAGGTGCTCGCCAGCCTGATCCACCAGTTCCAGCCCGATGCAACAGCGCTCGGCCAGTTTCTGTCGAACCCAGGCCACCAGCCTCAGGCAGCGCCACAGCAGCCGATCAACGTACGCGAAGAGATGCAGAAGATGCTGCAGGAGCAGAACGAGCAGGCGCAGCAGCGTGACGCCACTTTGGCGATGCGAGCGTTCGAAACCGATGCGAAGAACGAGTTCATTGGTGATGTTCGCGACCTGATGGCGAAGGCAATCGACGCGGGTCTCGTGACAGGTTCGTCGTATCCGGAGCTGTTCAAGAACGCATACGAGTTCGCTTGCAGGAACCACCCGGACGTGGCTGCCGTGATCGCGCAGCGATCTGCAACGAAGGCACCAACGGTCGTCAAGTCAGCGCAGCCCGTTCGTCCGAACGGTTCTGTCAAGCCGTCGCCTGTCAGCAGCCAGCGCTCGACCCCAAGCGGCAAGCAGAGGGCGATGTCGTTGGACGACGCGTTCAACGCAGCGCTTGAACAGCACAGCAAGTGATCGACGAGGGCGGACGACCCTGTTTCCGTCCACTCGACTAAATACCAGAAGCAACAACCACCACGCCTTGGGAGACACAACGATGGTTTCATCTTTCACAGCGATGGTGGCGCAGGGAATCGGCGTACCAGTTCTTGACCCACGTCTCGCAACACACGTCTTTTTCAGCGTAGTCCGCACTCAAGCTGATGAACCAGCTTCGTTGGAACAAGGATCACAACCTGACCAGGCACCTGAACAGCAGACCAGCACTGAGACGGCCGATTTGATCTGACCGACGAGCACTCTGACGATGACAGCCGCGACTTTTGGAAAGGAACCGTCACTCCTAACAACAACAAAAACAAGGATGACAAATGGCTTACCCAAACTCCGAGACGGTCAACTTCGGTGACCTCGCCTCAACGACGATCAACAACTACTCCAAGAAGATCGCCGACAACCTCACTAACCAAAACGCCCTGTTCTCAGCGCTGAACGAATCCGGCAACGTCGAAACATATGACGGCGGTCTGGAAATCACCGAACAGATGGACTACGCGGCGAACACAAACGTCACGTCGTACTCCGGTCTTGATCTGCTACCGATCCAGCAAACGCAAGGGTTCACGACAGCAACGTTCAACCCAGCGAACTACGCTGTATCCGTCGTTTGGACCGGTGATGAACGTCGTGCCAACGCAGGCAAGGCGCAGATGCACAACCTGCTCAAGGCGAAGATCAAGAACGCCGAACGCTCCCTGTTGAACCGTCTGAACCAAGACGCATACGGCGACGGCACGGGCAACAACGGCAAGAACCTGACAGGCCTTGCAGCTGCAGTTCCTTTGGCCAACACATCAGGTGTGTACGGCGGCATCGACCGCTCCACATGGTCTTTCTGGCAGAACCAAAAGTTCCAAGCATCCGTCGATGGCGGTGGTGTAGCTACGTCAGCCACGATTCTCGTGATGTTGGATCGTCTGATGACCCAGTGCTCACGCCAATCAGACAAGCCAGACTTGATCATCTGTGACGACGTGACATACAACTTGATTCACTCAGCGATCCAGCAGAACCAGCGCTTCGTGGAAACGAAGAGTGCTGACGCAGGTTTCGGAGAGATCTCGTGGAAGGGTGTTCGTATTCGTCGCGACTCACTGATCTCCGGCATCGGTGCAAACACGTTGTTCATGCTGAACACGAAGTTCCTCAAGCTGCGTCCACGTGAAGGCTTCGAGTTCGTCGACATGCCAGAAAAGGCATCGATCAACCAAGACGCTGTCGTTCGCATGATGACGTGGAGCGGCAACATCACATGCTCGAACTCGGCTCGCCAAGGCCGTTTCTCGAACACCTAATCAGGGAGACAACAAGATGGCATTCACTATCCAAAACAACTACGTCACAGCAGCTCAGCTGGTCGCAGCAACCGACACCGTCAAGCAGATGCCGATCGGCACAGTCGTGGTTGGCTATGACCCGGTTTACGGCCGCGGCGAGTTCATCTACCTGAAGGGTGCAGCAAGCACTGCGGTCGGCAGCGTAGTCACATACGACGCACGTCCAGCGGTTGGCACGACAGCACTTGCTGTTGCCGGTGCACGCGGCCCGGTCGCTGTAGCGATGTCTGCGAACGTCGCGAGCCAGTACGGCTTCTATCAGATCACTGGTACGGCTGTCGTCAAGGCCGGCACGATCGTCGCTGACAAGCCTCTGTACGCGACGGCGACGCCAGGCACGGTTGACGATGCCGTCGTCACAGGCGACAAGATTGACGGCTTCGTTTCGAAGACCGCTGACGGCACACCAAGCGCAGGCTTCGCACTGGTTCAACTATCCAGTCCAGACCTGAACGGCAACGGCTAACCAGCCGCAAACCAAGCAAGAGCCTCCTTACCCGGGAGGCTTTTTCGCTTCCGAACCTGACATAAATACAGCAGTCGCCAGTCGACTCATCAACGAGGGAAACATCATGTACACACAAGAAGAAAAGCAAGAGCTTGCACAGCTGCAGGCGATCATGAACACGACAGAGCACGACCAGTTCGACGACTTCGCGTTGAACGTCATGCGAGACGCCAACGGGCGCATCAAGACGATCGACGGCGCGCCAGCCGACGACAGCCTGTTGCACGTGACGTTCGAGGTCGAGTCGGTTCACAACAAGGCGAAGTCGTATCACGCTGGACACGCCGTATACGACGACGTTCACTACATCAACATCACGCCACCAGGTGCCTCATCGCGAAACTTGAAGGTTCGTGCACCTGTCGACGTCTACTACGCATGGCGGTTCGCACCTGACTTCTTGCGGTTCAAGGAGGGAAGGGAACTGACGATGACAGGTACGGCACTGTCGTTGCTGGCCGGTGTGTCTCCGAGTTTGGTCAAGGAGTTCGAACGGATGCACATCTACACAGTTGAACAACTGTCTGAGGCCCCTGACAGCACCGGCGCAATCATGCGCAGCTTCGCTCAGTGGAAGAACAAAGCGGTCGCGTACCTTGCTGCCCAATCGAAATCGACATCAACGCAAGCGCTTCAAGCCCAGCTCGAAAAACGTGAACAGCAGATGGAAGCACTGCTTGAACGCATGTCTCAGTTGGAAGCGAACCAGGCTGACGAGGACGACGACGTAGCAACTGTTGATGCAGACGCTGATGAGATCCCTGTCCTCGCACCCCGCAAGAAGTCATACAGCAAGAAGTAAGACCAAACCCGGCATGACGCCGGGTCAAACAAGAAGCTCCTTCAAGGAGACGAGCATTGAAGAAGACCCTCTCCCAGATCATCGGGATCGTATGCGCTGAACTGAACACACCGGCACCTACCGTCGTAATCGGCTCACAGACCGATCAGATCCAGCAGATGCTGACGTTCGCACGTGCTGTGAACGACGACCTGCTCGCAGAGCACGACTGGCAGGTGCTGCAGACACGCCACTCATTTACAACGTCGAACGGCGTCAGCGCGTACAGCTGGCCTACCGATGTTGAACGGTGGATCAACGGCACGTTCTACGACCGCACGAACCGCTGGGAGATGGCCGGCCCTCGCACACCCCGTCAGTGGGAATGGCTGATCACATCGAACATCGCGCCGGCCGGTCCGATCGAACGGTTCCGCATCTACGGCGACAGGATCCAGCTGTACCCAACGCCAGGCACAACACCACTGACGTTCAACTGCGAGTACATCTCGAACAACGTCGTTCTCGACGGTTCAACGGGAGCACAGAAGCCTGACTACACGTCTGACGCTGACATCTGCGTTTTCGATCATCGTGTCGTCGTCTACGGGATCAAGCTGAAGTGGCTGGACGCCAAGGGCAACGACACGACATCGGCGCTGTCTGACTACCGTCGTGCGCTGTCGAACGCGCTTGGCACTGACGCGCCAGCTCCGCAGGTCTCACTGCTTCCTCAGTGTGATCGGTACGCACTGAACATCCCTGATGGATCGTGGCAGTGATGGCTGATCGTTCCGTCATCAACCGCCCCCGTCAGACCCGCGTTGCACCGCCGTTCTCGACACCATCACCAACGCGCGGGATGAACACGGTTCAGAACCCTGCGGCGATGGAGCCAGGGTATGCGATCAGCCTTCAGAACGCGATCTGCATGCCTGATGGTGTCGCACTACGCACAGGCACTCGCAAGTGGGCCACTGGTCTCGGCACTGCGGTGACGACACTGATCCCTTACACCAGCGGATCGACAGCACCGAACAAGCTGTTCGCAATCGCCGGCACCAACATGTACGACGTGACGACTGGCGGAGCTGTCGGCGCTCCAGTGCTGACAGGTCTGAATGCTTCGGCACCGTACTGGCAGTTCGCGAGCCAGACGTTCACTGCTGGTGGAACGAACTACGTCATCGCTGTCAACGGCACGGATACACCTCGCCTGTACAACGGCTCAGCCTGGTCGACATGCACACAGGTCGCTTCACCGTCAGGGCCAGGCCAGTTCAAAACAGGCACACCACTGATCGAAGACATCGTCGATGTGACCCTCCATCAGCAGCGCCTGTGGGTCGTCGTCAAGAACACGACGAAGGGGTACTACCTGGACATCGCTGCCATTGGTGGTGAACTGAAGCCGTTCGACTTCGGTCCGTTCTTCGCGAACGGTGGCACGCTGCACAAGCTCGCTTCATGGACGGTCGACGCTGGCGGAAGCTCCGGTTCTCAAGCACTGCTCGCAGCGATCAGCAACCAGGGTGACATCGCAATCTACCAAGGTGACGACCCGACGCAGGCGTCAACGTTCAAGCTGATCGCGACGTACAAGGTTGCACCACCCGTTGGCCGCCGCTGCACAGCGAAGCGCGCTGGTGACGTTCTCGTTATGTCGCAACAGGGCATGTTCGCTCTGTCGACACTGCTGCAGTCTGCTCGCGTCGACACATCGCAGACGGTCACGTACAACATCGCACCGACGATCAGCGACATCGCTGCGACGCTTGCCACGCTGCCGGGCTTTGAGATCCAGAACTATGCCGAGCAAGACCTCGTCATCCTGAACATTCCGCAGATCAACCAGGCGAACAACTTTCAGTTCGTTCTGAACACGATCACTGGTGGTTGGAGCCAATTTACAGGTTGGCCTGCGCGCTGCTGGGCTCAGTTCAACAGCACTGCATTCTTCGGCGCCGCAGGCGACGTGATGATTGCGTTCATCGGCTACAAGGACAACTCGAACATCGACGGCTCTGCCGGCTCAACGATCATCGCAACAGGCTTGACTGCGTTCAGTGAGCTTGGTGACATCGGGCTGACGGGTGTTCGCAAGCACGTCAAGCAGCTGCAGCCGATCCTGACGACCGGCGACAGCGCACCTGTCTTGCGAATCGGCGTCAACGTCGACTACGACTTCATTCCGATCGTTGGCGCATCGACGATCAACCCAATCACGGGAGCCGTTTGGGACAGCGCTCTGTGGGACAACCCTGGATCGACGTGGGTAGGCAGTCTCGCGACGAACAAGCAGTGGGTCACACCGCGTAGCTGGCCGGGTGTCGCTGTCGCAATCGCCCTGTCACTGTCGGCGTCCGCAGAGACGAAGTGGGTGTCGACGACATGGATGGTCGAGCCGGGAGACATCTATGGATGACGATCTCGGCCGCAGCGTGATCGTGATCGGTGACGAGGAGAACACACCGTTCTTCGTCAACTGGCTCGGCGAGCGAATCACTGACGCTGACTATTCAGACGACCTACGCAACGGGCAGTGCCGCGTCGTCGCACACGTACTTGAGTTCGATGGCAAGCCGCCTGAGATCGTCGGTGTTGCGATGTTCAACCGCTGGACGGCACACAGCTGCGACGCGAACTTCGCCAGCGACAAGACACGCCGTTGGTGCACACCGCTGTTCGCGTACGCGTTCTACAGCTACGTGTTCAACCACGCGCGGCTCCCCCGGATCAACTTCTTCCTGAGAACGACGAACGACGCCGCGATCAAGATGCACAAGCGGATGGGCCACATCTACGAAGCGACGATGAAGGACGCGTTCGGAGAGGGGCAAGACGCTCTCCTTTACAGGATGACCAGAAGCGAGTGGCTGGCTGGTCCATGGTCGACACCGCCAGAGGCCGTGAACTTCATAAATACGGGTCTAACCAAGGACACCGTTTCATGAACTTCTGGCAGGGACTGTTTAACGCACAAAGCGCGCAGGCGAACAACGGCAACGCTGCTGGCTACACCGAGCAAGGCGGTGGCTACGTCGGCCCAAACGACTATCAGCAGCCAGCACACGACCAGATGAACCCACTGCAGATGCAGATGGCGATTCGCGCACTGCAAGGGTTGACGGGCTCAGGACAACAACAGCAACCACAGGTAGGCGGCATCCACAACACCGATCAGGTTCGACCTGGTGGTCAGTGGCAAGGCCGCTAACGGGAGAACAACAAGATGGGCAAGTCAAGCGCACCAGCACCAGACTACGCCGGCGCCGCAGCACAGACTGCGGCCGGCAACATGGACAACCTCAAGTACCAGACGCAGGCGAACCGTCCTGACATGGTCACTCCTTGGGGTACGTCGACATGGACGCAAGGCACGAACGCTGACGGCACTGGCAACAACCAGTGGAGCAACGTCGTCAAGCTCAGCCCCGATCAGCAGGCGGCGTTAGACGCACAGCAAAAGGTCCAGGCCAATCAATCGAACCTTGCGCAGACGCTGCAAGGGCAGGTTGCCAGCACGATGGCTGGGGGATTCAAGGCGCCTGACTTCGGCACTGCGATGAGTGGCGTTCCGGGTGTTCAGTCGAATTTCTCATCGTTCAACCCGTCCGGTGTTGGTGGCGTCAATCAAAGCACATACAACCCGTACGCATTCACAGGTGGCGCTCAGAGCGTCAACCAGAACTTCCGCGGCGGCCCGCAACAACAGACGCAGTTCAACAGCGGCACACAAGCGCTGAACCAGAACTTCTCGTCAGGCGCACAGCCAGTCAACACCGACCCGTCTGCATTCACATCAGGTGCCGGTTCCACGAACCTGAACGCACCGCAGTTCAGTGATGCGAATGCGCAGGCTGGAGCCTCAGCTGCATACAACGCTTCGACGGAACTGCTCAGGGATCAGTGGGGCCAGGACACATCAGCCTTGGACAGCAAGCTGCGTCTGCAGGGCCTGACGCCTGGCAGTGAGGCGTACGACAACGCGATGCAGAACCTGTCGCGCACACAGGCTCAGCAGCAGAACCAGATCGCCAATCAGTCTGTCGTGACGGGCAACAACATGGCGAACCAGAACTATGCATCTTCACTGCAAGGCTATCAAGCTGGCAACGCTGCGCAGAACCAGGCGTTCGGTCAGGGGATCTCGTCGTTCGGTGCTGGCAACACCGCGATCGGCCAGCAGTACGGACAGGATCTCGGTGCTGCGCAGTTCAACAACACAGCGACGAACCAGCAGTTCGGCAACGCGCTGTCTGCGTATCAAGCACAGAACCAAGCCGCGAACACGCAGTTCGGCAACAACTTGCAGGGTTACCAGGCGACCAACGACGCACGCACACAAGCGTTGAACAACGGCCTTGCTCAGTACCAAGCACAACTGCAGGGTCAGAGCGCATACAACACCGCTCAGGGTCAGGCTTACAACCAGGCTCTTGCTGGATACGGTGCGAACGCGACCGCTCAGCAGAACAGCAACGCTGCACAGGCGCAGGCTTACCAACAAGCGCTGCAGAACTATCAGACGGACTACGCAGCGAAGCAGAACGCCTACAACATGCCTCTGAACAGCATGAACGCCGTGCTGACCGGACAGCAGGTCCAGAGCCCGACATTCAACGGCTTCAGTGCTGCTGGCTACACACCGGGAACCGACTACAGCGGCGCTGCGTCTGCACTCGGTCAGTGGAACAGCGCTCAGTCAGCACAGCAGAACGCGCAAACAGGTCAAACGTTGGGCACGGCCGCGTCACTTGCTGCGATGTTCATGATGTCCGACGCTCGCTTGAAAGAAAACATCTTCCGCGTTGGCAACACCGAAGGCGGCCACGCTTGGTACGTGTGGGACTGGAAGGACGGCTCAGGCAAGGGCCGCGGTGTGATCGCTCAGGAAGTGATCGATGTGCCGGGAGCCGTCCACATGACGGACAGCGGCTACCTGTGCGTTGACTACGCAGCGATTCAGTAAGGAACAACAAGATGGCATGGATCGACACCAGCTCGAAGGTCAACAGCGACCTTGACTCATTCAACTACGGCACGGAGGCAGACAAGCTGAAGCGCCGTCGCGCCGCTGCGCAAGCACTGCAGGAACAAGCACTCCGTCCGTCGCAGGGTCAGTTCATCAAGAACGGCGACTACATGGGCTACGTCGGCGGCGACAACCTGCTTACAGCAGCGATGAAGGTCGCCGGCGCGTACGGCGGCAAGCAGATGAACGACGGGATCGACACCGCTCAAGGCGACTTGGACAGCACGTCGATGAAGGCACTCGCCTACCAACTCGGCAACCGTCCATGGGACGACCGCGCACGTGCATCTCAAGCAGCGCAGAGCGCACTCGCTGAGGGTAACGCACTGGATGCACGCAACGTCGATCCACAGATGGTCGACCAGTCAGCGCCACAACCTGCACAGTCGTTCCCCGTCTCCTCAACACCAAGCAGTCAGCCGTTGGGAGCACTAGCACCTCTGCCTTCCGCGCCCGTAGATCCACGGATTGCTGCTCGTGTCGTTGCGCCTGACCCATCGAGCCAGATCGAACAGCAGGTTATCGGAAGCACACCTACAGCTCCTACATCCAAGGGCAGCGATGCTCGTGGCATCGACCGCAGGAATCGCGAAGCGGCAGCAGCTCGCATCTACGGAACGCAAGGCGATGTCGTCGGCGGCGGTCGAGGACTGGTCAACCCACCAACAGTGACGCAGCCACAGCCGCCTGAAGTGAACAACAAGGTTGCTGCCGCAGCACTGACACCTCCACCAGCAGCCGCGCAACCGGTACCACCAAGCACGGGAATGTTGCCTGACTTCAATGCCCAGCAAGCCGCTCAAGCTATGCCGGCAGCACAACCTGCATCGATGCCAGTTCCTCAGCGTGCTCCTGAACCGAAGGGCACACCAACACAGGCGGAACTGCTCAACCAGATCCAGAAGATCGCGCAGACAGGCCCGATGGGTGCACAGATCGCTCAGTCGCAGCTGCAAGACTTGTTCGGCGGCAAGGGCGAGTACGACGTGCAGGCAATCAAGGACAAGGACACAGGCGACATCACCGCCGTTCTCAAGTTCAACAAGCGGACTGGTGCGTATCAGGTCGACAACTTCGAGGGACAAGGCCGCCAAGGCTCGTCCAAGATCATCGGCACGGAACTGGGCAAGAACGGCGTTCAGTACAACCGCCACAAGGACGGCTCACTGACACCTGCGACGCTAGACGGCAAGCCATTCGTCGGAGCCGAAGGCCAGAAGATGCAGCAAGAGCAGGAGAAGGCGAAGACAGCAGAGCTGTCAGGCATCCAGACGATGAAGGTGCAGCGTGCACAGCTGCAGGACGCGATTCCTCTGATCCAGGAAGTCGGTACAGGTCGCCTGCAGACACCGTGGAACAACATGAAGGCGTACGTCACTGACAGCACCAAGCTGGACAAGATGAACCGTGTGTTCAACGCTCAGCAGCTGCAGGACGCTGTCACGTGGCTGAAGGGTCAAGGCTCGGTCACTGAAGGCGAGCGTGCTTTGCTGGCGAAGGGTGGCTTCGATCCGAAGGCATCGACAGCAGCAAACGTGGAGTACGCCAACGCGGTACTCGGCATGTTGAACAAGCACTTGGACCTGGCAGAGCAAGCGTTCAACCAGAAGTACGGCAGCGCGAGCGCGCCAGTAGCGTCGAACAGCTCCGTCGATGCGTTGTTCCCTCCACGTAAATAAGCAGTGGAGGACACATGGATATTGACCAACTGATCGCGCTCGAACAAGCGCAGCACCTCTCACCTGTGATCAAGTCGATCTACCAGCAGGAGACTGGTGGCGGCCGCAACGTGCGTCGTTCAACAGACGGCGCGAATGGACCTATGCAGGTCATGCCTGCGACGTACAAGCAGATGATGGGCACAGACGATGTTGGTGACCCAGCTCTGCAAACTCAGGCTGGCATCCGCTACATCAAGCATCTGGCGGAGCTGTCGAACGACGACCCAGCGAAGATTGCTACTGGATACTTCAGTGGCCCAGGCAACATCGCCAAGGACGGACCGACTGCATTCGTTCGTGATCACAAGGACGGCAACGGCAAGACCGTCTCTGGCTACGTCGCTGACGTGACTGGCCGCCTACCACCTGTGATGTCGCTGGACCAGCTGCAACAAGCCGGCTACGGCGAGCAGATCGCTGTCGCGCGTCAGCGTGGCTACAGTGACGCACAGATCGCCAATCGCCTCAGTCTTTCCGCAGCTTCTCAGCCGCAAGCTCAGCAGATGCAGACGACCGAGACGACTGCCTCTCGACTGCCAGACAACAGCGGCGTTGAGCAGGCGATCGCGCAGATGGTTGCTCACAAGATGGGCAGCAACTACATCCTGTCCAAGCTGGCAGATGCCGGCATGGCTGACACGATCAAGGTCGCACAGGATCGCGGCTACAGCGCTGATGAGATCGTTCAACGGCTCGGCGGCCAAGCGACGCAGCAGGTTCTGCAGGCGCGCAGTGATGTCGATAAGCAGAGCTTCAGCACGAACGTCGTTCAAGGCGCCAAGAACGCGGGAAGCGACATGCTGCTGGGTGCGAAGCAGGTCCTGTCGCTGGATGACCAGAGGAAGGCCGAGCTGCAAGCGGAAGCACGTGCAAGAGCTGCTGATCCGCGTCGTCAGGCGTTGGATGAGACCGCGGGCGGCATGGTAGGCAATCTCGCCGTCAAGTCGGTTCCCGCAATCGCTGCTGGCGCGCTGACCGGTGGCGCGGGCGTCATTCCTATGGTCGCCGGTCAAGCGGCTGCAGGTGCCGTGTCGGGAGCGTTGGAGCCGACGACGGAAGACGGCCAGCGTTCGACGAACGTTCTGCGTGACGCTGTCCTCGGCGGTGGAACAGCAGGCGCTCTCGGTATCGGCGGCAAGGTGTTCGGAAGTGCCGCAAGCAAGGCTCTGTCACGTAGCCCCGAACTAATCGCTGAGCGTCAGGCCCTTGCGGATGCAGCTCGTGCACAAGGATTGCCAGTCAACGCAGCGACGCTGACCGATACCGCTCGCAACCTCGCATCCCGCATGCCGGACAACGCGTCGATCACTGCGATGCGAGGCCAAGCAGACGACGTACTCGCGAGCAAGATCGCTGATGGCCTTGGAGTCTCGGGCTACTCAGGCGCGATCGACACGAACCTGTTGAACGCAGCTCGTCCGCAGATCAGGGCAGCTCTGGACAACGCGACAAACGTGACCGTCACGCTTCCTCAGTCGATGAAGGCTGATCTCGCATCGTTGATGACAAGCACTGCGAACCCGCTGACGGAAGGAATCGCGAGCACGACCGTTGCACGTCAGGCCGCAAGCAACTTGGTCAGGGCGATCGACAGCGGCGCAGCTGTCAGCGGTAAGCAGCTTCAAGACCTTGCCTCTGAGCTGAAGGCTGTCGCACAGAACCACGCTGCATCAGCTGCAGAGCGTCAGACTGCCGGACAGCTTGTCGGCAAGGTCAACAAAGCTCTGACCGATGCGATGACGCCCGACCAGGCAAGGGCGTTTGCACTGGCGAACAAGCAGTACTCGAACATGAAGGCTGTCGAGAAGATGGTCTCACTGTCCAACGACACCGGAGCCGTCTCACCACGACAGATGATCCAGGCAGTCAAGACAGGCCGTTTCAAGACAGCGTTCTTGAAGGATGAAGCTCCGTTCCAGGATCTGTCAACGACAGCGTCAAACCTGTACGGCCCTGCGAACGGTCGAGGCCTGGGAGACATCCTTGGTCGAGCGATCGGTACAGGAGATTCGGCAATCGGTGCTGCATCCGTCCTGTCACCAACGACTGGCCTGCCGTTGCTCGGTGCGAAGAAGCTGGCCGAGATGATCGCAGGCAAGGCGCTGACCAGTGACAACCCGACCGTCCTGCGCTTGCTGACGGGGATCGATGGCGGCGTCAAAGGGATCGACCCGACGACGCGTAAGTACATCGCCAAGGCACTCGCTGCCGCAGGAGGCTCCGCGGGGACCGACTAACGAACGATAAATACGCGTTCCAACAACAAGAACAACAAGGAACACAACATGGCTTTCGACGGCTCAGGCAACTACGCACTGCCAGCAGGCAACCCAGTCGCACCAGGAACGGTGATCGCCTCTGCCTGGGCGAACCCAACGATGACCGACATCGCTACGGCGCTGTCGAACACAGTCACACGTGACGGCCAAGGAAAGATGTCCGTTCAGTTCGGCGTGATCAACGGCAACAGCTCTGTTCCGGGTCTCGCGTTCACCAGCGAGACATCGACAGGTTGGTACAAGGCCGGCACTGGCATCGCAGCATTCACAGCGCTCGGTGCGGAGGTGTTCCGCTACGGCTCGAACGGCTCGTTCCTGATCGGCACGACGACTGACGACGGCGTCAACAAGCTGCAGGTCAACGGTGGCACGAAGGTCACAGGCGCCTTCAACACGACCGGCAACACGACAGTTGGCGGAACGCTCGGCGTTACAGGCGCGACGACGTTGGCTGGTTTGTTTGCGACGACTGGTTCGTTCAGCTCGACGCTTGGTGTCACTGGTGCAACGACGCTGGCAGGTCTCTCAGCGACAACCGGTTCGTTCAGCTCGACTCTCGGCGTCACAGGCGCGACGACGTTGGCTGGTTTGTTTGCGACGACTGGTTCGTTCAGCTCGACGCTCGGAGTCACTGGTGCCGTGACGATGGGCAGCAATCTGACCGTCGGTGGAAACGTCACATCGACGAGTGGGGGTTTCTCTTCAGCCGCCAGCTCATCGATCAACAACGGCACATCCGCTGATATCCAGTATTCGATCAACAAGCCAGGTGTAGCAGCGGCAGCGTTCGGCCTGAACACAACGGGTTCGACGAACGCTCTAGGCGTAGCCAACAACGCCGTGTACATCGGTGTCGGAGCTGGCTCGCTAAGCCCGGGCATCATCTTCACAACTGCCAACGTCGAGCGGATGCGCATCAATGCCACCGGTGAAGTCGGCATCGGTCGCACTTCAACGGGCGCCAAGTTCGAAGTTGGTGGAGACGCGAAGTCGTACAACCCATCCAACACTGCGACTGGTGGATGGGCGACAGAAGCGACAGGCGTTATTGATGCACGTATGGGTGTCAATAACAGCGGCGGCACAAACATCTATGGTGCACCTACCAGCTCGATCTTCTTCGGATCAAGTCAGGGTGTAGGTCTCTCGTTGACCACTTCAGCAGTCGAGCGTTTGCGTATCGACTCCTCTGGACGAGTCGGTATTGGACGTGTTCCATCTGCCAGCCTACTTGAAGTCGCTGGTTCGATCGCAGCCCTTGTTCCAAACAGCGCCGCTGATATTGGTGTCGGCGCTGTCGTCAACGCTGTTGCTGCAGTCCAGTTCGGATTCAACAACAGCGGCTCCACGAACGCATACGGCGTTCCGACCGGTGCAACATATCTCGGAAACGCGCAAGGCTTTCCACTCGTCTTCACGACGAACTCATCCGAGAAGATGCGTATCACTGCAGGTGGAGACGTTGGTATCGGCATCGCACCTGGTGGCACTTCGTTCTGCAACCCATCGCTGCAGATCAAGGGCACATCGACATCGAACGCAGGTCACCTGACCGTCATCGACAGTGCCACTGACTCTTGGTTGTCTCTGTATTCAGGCATCACCGCAAGCGACAACCCATCATTCATGTGGGCTGCGACAAACTCTCTGCGCTGGGGAACGACCACCAACGTTGGCGTCGGCGGCTACTCCGAGAAGATGCGTATCGATGGTCCTACAGGCAACCTGGGGATCGGAACGCAATCGATCCCAGCACGTCTGAGCGTTCTCACTTCTTCGTCTGATGCGGTGACGACAACTGCATGGAGCAACAAGCACGTTACTGTTGGTCCTAGTGTCGGATCAAACACGGGTGCAGCCCTTGGCTTCGGATACAACACAACTGCAGATCAAGCTGAGTTGATGTCCTTGTCGCCCGCAGTCGCTTGGAAGAAGATGGCTCTGTTTGCTGCTGGCATCGACTTCCTTGCTGGCAGCGGCATCTTGACCATGCGGCTGACCTCAGGTGGTCTGATTCAAGACTCTTCCGGCAACGAGCTCGGGTTCAAGGGCATCCCTCGCACAACATCAGGCCTGATCAACGGCATGTGTTTTGCCATCAGTGCCGGCATCACGATCAGCACCGGTTTGCCTGCGGGCACAGCCGTGACGATCTACAACGACTCCGGCTCGTCCGTTCTGCTGACGCAAGGCTCAGGCTTGACGCTGCGCCAAGCAGGCACGGCGAACACCGGCAACCGAACCCTGCTCGCTCGCGGCTTCGCGACGTTGTGGTGCAACAGCACGACCGAGTACGTGATCAGTGGGAACCTGACGTAATGGGCATCATGCAAGCACTGCTGACCAGCAACTCAGCGCGGATCGGTGGCTTCAGCTACACGTCTGAGGACGACCAGATCGCACCAACGAACGCGTTCGCGAGCTTCAACATCGGCAACGATGGAACGTGCTCCGCCAGCGGCAACCATAACGCCGGCAATCCACCGCCGAACTGGTACTTCCCAGGTTCTGCAGGTGTCGGCTCGCTGTACTGGGTCCGTGCGACTGTCACATCAGGTTCGACGAGTGGTGGCAGCAGCACGGGCGTGTGGATCTCGTGCAGCTCTTCACCTGGTTGGTCACGCAACGCGACTTCGGTCAGCGTGCAGACGGTCAACCTGACGTTGGACTTTGCCTCCGACAGCGGCGGCACAAACATCGTCGGCACCGCGACCGTCAAGATTCAGGCGATCAAGGACACATAACAGGACCACTGAGGTGGTCCTCTTTCAATAAATACGGGTTCAACTTCTACGGGGAACCCCATGGCCGACATCGACCGACAGCAGCTAGACGACGTGCGAGACCGACTCGCTCGTGCAGAACAGAACCATACGAACCTTCAGACGAACTTCCGAGACTTCAAGTTGGACACGCAAGATCAGTTCAAGGAGATCAACGACAAGCTGGACGAGGTCAAGCGGCTCGTCGGCGACATCCGCATGCTGATGGCGAAGTGGCTCGGTAGTGGGATCGTGCTGATGGGAGTCGTGCAGTTCGCTGCTGACCACCTGCTGAAATGAGGCGCGGGAACGCAGGGAAACCGGACCTTGAGATTGCACTTGAATTGTGCGTCGCAGCACAAATACAACAACCGGCAAGTGCTACAATTCCATGCCCGAAAAAAAATCCAGCATGTGTAATACATGCCGGACTTTGATTAGGCTAAGGCGCATCGCGGTGGCCCCTGAGAAAGACGCCGCTTTGCATTTCATTGTCTGTAGCGTCCGCGATTATGCTACGTGTGGCTACGCTCGTCAAGAGCCCACGCGGGCACAGCGCCGCGCTGGTTTGCGAGGTCATCGTGCCCACGTATCAGTATTCACTTCAACTCATCACCCACCAAGTCGAGAAAGCCATCATTCAGCAACGCGCAAGCGATGGCTTCATCAACGCAACACAGCTGTGTGCCGTTGCTGGAAAACGGTGGTTTAACTACGTCCGCGAAGAGAACACCGGGCACTTTCTACGGAAGCTCGCCGATCAGCTGAAGATGAAGGTAGCCGACCTTCATCCTGAGATGAAGGCTGAAGATGGTCTTGCCAACGTTTGGGTCCATCCACAGGTGGCCATCCACCTTGCGCAGTGGCTGTCAGCCGACTTCGCTGTCAAAGTCTCAGCTTGGGTCTACGACTGGATTTCAGGCAAGTCCTCACGAGCGACCCCGGGGCCAATGCCGTACCACTTGGTACGGCACATGGCAAACATTGGCAAGATTCCGCCGACGCACTTCTCGATCCTTCAGGAGATGACGAACACGCTCATCGCACCGATGGAGGTGAACGGCTACACACTTCCCGAGAAGATGGTGCCCGACGTTTCTCAAGGGCTGATGTTCTGCAAGTTCCTCCGCGACACGTTGGGCATCGACACGAAGAGTCTCCCGACCTACGAGCACGAGTACCCAGACGGTCGGGTTGTCGATGCAAAGCTCTATCCGGTGGAACACCTCGGTGCATTCCGAAAGTACATCGCTGAGGTCTGGATGCCCCAGCGTGCGGCGGGCTACTTCAAGGAACGCGATCCGAGTGCCCTGCTGGCCTTGGACAAGGTTTTGCAGCTCACGTACAAGCCCGCTGCGGCCAAGACTGCGCCGGCCAAACGCGTTGGTTGGCGTGATGGCGCACCAAGGCCAAACTACCGCTAAGGCACTGAAGAGCAGAGATGCGGAAATGGTGACGGTTGCCTGTTAGGCAGCCGAGACGGGACGGTAGACGCTTTCAGGAGCGTCTATGAGCAAGTTCTCTCTCGGCCAAGTCGTCGCCACACCACACGCACTCAGCGAGCTACAGCGACTGAACGTTGAACCACTTGAACTGATCGACAGGCACTCGCGACTTGATCGCGGTGCCCTGCTCGCTTCAGATCACAAGCTGAACGAGCAAGCACTGTCGATCAGTGCTTGCTCGTTCAGCGTGTTCGAGTACAGCGGCGTGAAGTTCTGGGTGATCACTGAAGCCGACCGTTCGTCGACCTGCCTTATGCTGCCTTCGGATTACTGAGGGACACTCCATGGCTTCTGATGGCAAGCGCCTTGAAGAACTGGTCGCCTATGTCGAGAAGGTGCTTGTTCCGGCCGGGTTCACTGTTGAGTCGAACGACAAGGTCTACAACGACGACAACGTCCAGATCGCCGAGTTCGACATCGTAGTCTCCGGCAAGCTTGGCACGACCGAGATCAATTGGCTGATTGAATGTCGCGACCGCCCGAGCCAGGGCTCGGCGCCTGGCTCATGGGTAGAGCAGCTCGTTGGGCGCCGCGACCGCTTCAAGTTCAACAAGGTCACTGCGGTCTCAACTACGGGGTTCGCGGCCGGCGTTGTCGACTATGCAAAGGCCAGTGGCATCGAGCTGCGCGAAGTGGCCGCTTTGGATCCAGAGAACTTCAAGACTTGGTTTGAAGCTACTTCAATGACGCTATTCAGAAGGTTTACCTATCTGGACAGCGTGCAGCTAGAGGTCGATGAAAATTTGGCCGCTGATCTGAAGGTGGAGTTTGAGAAGAAGGTTCTGAATCACCCTGGGGATGCGCCACTTCTTCGTTCCGTGTCAACCGGTCAAGTCGCGAGGGCTGCAGATGCGTTCTTGACCGCAGTTCTAGGTGAGAAGTTGTTCGATGACATGGTCGCAAACGGGCCGGACAAGACCATCAGAATGCTCGCGAACTATCCAGCAGACAACGATCACTTCGTCGTTGATACGGATGCAGGCTCCATACGCGTTCTGTCGATTCGCTTCGTGGGAAGGCTTTCACTAACGACCGTTGATATCCCGGTGCAGGACTCCTCAGTCTATCGACACGTCGACTCACAGAACCCGATAGCACAGGTTGTTCAGTTCGCGCCACAGCAGTTGCTTGGCCAAGAGCTCGCTGTTGTCCTGCACCACATCACAGAGACGGGCGAAACCCACGTCTCTGTTCGAAAAGTAGGCGAGGCACCCAAGCCCGAATGA